TCTTTATGCTCGCCTTTTTTACCGATATTAAAGCCCTCTACTGGACGGTGATAACCCATTACTCTGCTCCATACGGTGCATCTGGTGCGCTGTGCTTGCAAGGCATGCAATATCTCACTACTTGTCATCGCCAAACTCCTCGTGTTTAAAACTTCCACCGTAGTCGTCATAGCCATCGTATCTCCTTCCAGCCTTGCTTGATACAAAGTCTCTAACAAATATCAGTGCCTCACTTCCCATCCAAGCACCCACACCACAAATCGCAAAACTCACGTGTTCGTCCTTGGCAAAAAAGTAAGCTATCTCATAAACTACATATGCACTAAAACAACCGTCCCACGTTCGTTTGAGTAAAATTTTTATGCCTCCACCACCATTTTTTATAAAAGCGGTGATAGAGCCTGCACAACCTATGATTAATACATAGAACAAATAATGTAATTCCACGGCTATGCTCTAAAGATACTAATTATCTTTGCCGGGCTCAATAGAACATTTACTACACCCTGAGTGATGGCCAACGCTGTGAGCTTCATTTCTTCATTGTAAAAAATATTGCCATAAAGGCGGTACACAGCGACACTAAACACTACCATAAACAAACCACCAAGCAACAGCACTAAACAGCGCCTAATTTTGCTTTTTGCTTTTGGTAGTAGCTTAATCTCGCTCATTTTTTTCTCCCCATTTTTGCTACAGATGCACTAGACTGCGGCACATTTGCATGCACACATTGCCTTAGAAGATCTTCGCAGGCTTTAAAATACTCTGCTATTTTCTTTTGATTGTCTGGATCGCTTCTATCTCGCTCTGGTTTTTGAGGCATTTTGTCAATGCAAGATACTGTGATATATACATCTTGATATTCTGTTTGCTTAATGATTTGCGGCTCTTTACTTGCACAGCCTGAAAATAGAAATATAGCGACAAGAAAAAGCGTGATCTTAACGTGCCAGCTCATCAAATATCCTTTCGCAACGCTCCAACTTCTCTTCGCAGCTTTGCGTAACCAGTGGCTTGATACCATCAAATTTGCTCCTAGCTTTTTCTTGTGTCTTTTTTACATCAGGTTTTTTTATTTCAAGCTCTTTAAATTTAGCATTCTGCAACTCTATCTTTGCGTTGCACGCCTCGAGGTTTGCTTTAACAACTGCACTAATTGCCTCTTTTAGTGCCAGCTCGTTTTGTGTTTCCTTTAGTTCAGCCTTAGCGTCTTTAATGCCATTTTTTAGACTGTAAATTTCAGCTCCAAGTCCTAGCATTACACCTATTAACCCGCCAATTACGATTAGCCAAAGTTTGTTTGCAATTAAAAAATTCATTCTACTAGCACCCAGTCAGTAGCAAGAACGTCTGTTTGGCTAGCAAGCCACGGCACGATCTTATCATCAGCCGTCTTCATATCGATGTGAGGGCAGTAATCAATCTCCTCCCCCTCACCAAAGATAGATAAAAGTGGTTCACGATTTGCGATAAATTTAGATCCTTTGACCAAAAATAAAAACATCCCTTTACCATTCCAACCTTTGCGAGCTACCTTTTTACCCTGTTTTAAAAAACGTATCGCAGAGCCAAAATCAAACCCATCAGAGATATTTTGATAGACAGCTTCAAAAAGATTTTTAGGCGACCATGAGATGTAGCCGTCAAAATTTGGATGATTTTTTTTACCATCAGCATACTCTACAAGATAGCCCTCATCATTTGGATTTTCATCCATAGGCACTTCCCAACCACGTAGCTTGTTGTATTCTCCACGATTCATTGGCATCGCTTTAATCTCTTTCATTCCTATGTACTTTTGCATTGTGTCTCCTTTGTTTGATAAAATTTATAAAAATTACAGCCGTCAATAGACGGTAACTATGACCACTAAATTCTTTATGGATGGCTTTACTGTTTGACCTTTTTTAATGGGTTTATACACCACACCGTTTTTAGATATTTTTTGTCATCTTTCTGGGTGAACTCTTTAAAATTTAAGGCATTTGCCCCTGCTATATCCATAAGCTTCCACCCTAAATATATCCTGCAATAAAATTTCCCATAGCGCACGACCCTAAAAAACCCAAAACGCTTCTTGCCATTTTTTAAGACACATGTAACCTTACAAAAGCCACTCTTTTTGCCACCATTACTGGTAATATTGGGATCTCCTATGGTTTGTATGCTATATGGATTTACTTCATCTACTTTGACGCCTAAAATTTCACTTGAAAAACGTCCTATCCTATTGCGTAATAGCCAAAGAAGTCTTGCTTTATATGTTCTATTAGTTGGTTCAGGATAGTGCTTCTCTCTCCAGCCACTATCGCCGTTTATAGCAGCACACTTGCCATCGTAATAGTCGTTTGCATCTTCAAACCACCTAAATATCTTTGGCAAATGCTCGTCATCTTTTTTGCAAAATAGTAATGCGATTGGCACGACTACAAATGAGAGTATCTCAAGCAAAAGCTCTATTAAAATGATCGCTATAAGCTGTAATATCTCTTTAATCTTTAGCATCATTTTCCTTTTTTGGCTTCTTGCTTGGCTTCTCATTTTCTTTTGTTTCGCTCTGTTTGTATTCTGGGCACTTAGGGCACTCACTCCAAGTGCAAGCGCCGTCCTTGTTAAGTTTTGATGCACAAATTTCGCACCTTTTTACTTTTATTCTCATTTCTTATCCTTTTGTGTTGGTCTAGTTTGAACCACATCTGTGAATTCGTCTTTGTCTAAGTACCAGAATGGTTTCTTGCCATCTTCATACTGAAAACGGCTAAAGTCATCTGGGTGTGTAGCCAAGTGGCTAAACACCCTTAAAATGTTTGTCATATTCGAGCTATCCCAGCCCTCGCACTTGCGTGCTCTTAAAAAAATCACGATAGGGCATAAAAGAATGCCTAAAATTAGAGACAATACGCAGATTAAAAAATAGTTCATTTCCTTAGCCCCTCCCTTTGAATTATTAATTCCTTATATTCGTTTCGCAAGCTCTCTAGCACGGCAGTGTTTCCGATAATAAGAGCATGCTTTATATCATCCTCACATTCTTTTATATCCGCTTCGAGCTGTGCTAAAGCCTTAGCTTTTTCATCCACCTTTGGTTCTAAAAGTTTATTTGCCTCATCATTACTGATTGGCGTTAGCTCTAACTCTTTTATTTTTTGATTTAGTAGTTCTTCGCTTACGTCATCTTCATAAGCGTAAATTTCATTACTTTTATTTTTGCAATACTTCATTTTTTTACTCCTTATCGTAGTTCTACCCACTGAAACTGTTCGTCTGTTTGTGAATCTACTCCATCCATTTCAACCTTATATGTTGCTCCTACTGGGACTATAACCGAGGCTACTTTATTTACTCCAATAGCATTGTGATTAGTCCGCCCTTCATATACTAATACTCCAGAAACAAAGACCTTCATTGGATATGGGCTTCCATCCCCTTTTCTCCCTACTATGATAAATATAGGTTTAGCTGTGTTGTTTGTATAATTTATGCCAAGTTTTCTATTGTTTTTAACGTCTTGCCAAGTCTGACCTATGCCCAGCCCACTTTGACTAGCGGCGACAAACTCGCTCACAGCTTTTTCGCTTACTGCCACATCTGTTTGTTTTGCGTTGATAATATTTTTTAGCTTCGTTATGCCTGCTTTTGTTTCGGTGGCAATATCTGGCAGGCTAGTTATTGGCGCAAATTTATCGTCGCTCTCTTCTTTTGTGTATGCGTCGATCTTGTCATTTTTATTTAAAAAAGTCTGCTCGCACCACTCTTCGCTAGCGAACACACGCCATATTTCTTTATTATTACTAGGATTTTTATTTGTATTTTCGCTTTTGGCTTGATATAACTTGCCATCAAAAACACTAATGGCACCAGCAGGATAATCTAACGAAGAGCTCCAAGGGGTTATGCCATTTTTATATATAGTGCTAAATTTTTCATCTACTACCCCTTTTGCTTCATTCAAAAGATCCATGATTTTTTTTGATGAAAATGTAGAAATCAAAGTTTCTGCACTATCGTTTATTGTTCCGTTTTTTAGAACTTCTTCTATTTGAGCTTTTAAAGTATCGAATGTTTTTATTATCTCGACAATTTTATTATACTTGCCATCAAAATCTTTTTTATCAGTATCAAATAATGTTTTATCTGCAGTAACTGCTTCACTTATTCTTTCTATATCTGTTTTTATTTTTCTTAGCTCTTCAGGCTCTATTTTTTCAAGCTTTTTACTAACTCCTAAAATTTCCTTACAAATTTGCGTAAATTCTTTATCCACCATTTTTTCACTCTCCTAAAATTTTCTTGCTCATTAGCCTATCAAGTGCTCTTAAATCCTCTCTATCGATATGCTCGCCATTTTGATAAGCAATAAATTGATATATAAATTTCCTATATCCAAGCTCATTGCTATTTAAAATTTTTTCTGGATGCTCGGAGTTATCAATTTGGCCATAAATGATATTAGCCATGTAATAATCAAGTCTTTTTATAAAATTTTCATCCCATGAATAGTAAGGATCTAAGGCATAATCTATTTTATAAGGCTTTAGCCAACCCTTTATTCTAAGTGCTTCTGTTAAGTTATATGAATTTTCGTTAAAATTATTTAGCTCATATTCACATAAATTTTGTAGATAAAACTTGTTGTATTTTGCATAAAACTCAGCATGTGCTCTTTTTTTGGCCACTCCATAAATAAGCGCCTTTAAAAGCGATTCGTCAAGAAAATCAACCCTATCATTTTCATTTTTTGGTGTGTTAAATTTCCTCACAAAACGTCTTTTGTCTATATGGTATTCGATACCAAAATTTCTATGATCTATCTCGATCATTTCAAGAGGCGTTACCGCACGCGATATATCTGCCGCCGTCTCTTCCACCAAAGATTTTAACTCTTCAAAATCAGGGAGCTTTATATCTCCCCTTGTGGATACCTTTAAACGTTGCAAAAACGCCTCATAGTTCATTTTCACACCTTTAGTTTTTTAAGCCAACCAAATGCCACAGGAGTACATACACGAAGTGTAAACTCACTAATGATCTCTTTTTCCACAGCATCATTGCTAGTTGGAAGCTCTCTAGTCATCATTGGACGCCAATTCACTTTAAAGATGTCATCTGCTCTAAAAGCAATGATCTCATTTTGATCTAAGAATGGATTTAACATAACCTTTACATCGCCGTAGCTAGTTCTAATGGCAAGTAGATCCTCTTCTAGGTATTTTTGTGTGATATTGGCTTGTTTTATCTTGTCGAGAATATCTAGCAGCCTATCATTTTGTTTGTCATTCACCATTAAGAATTGATAAGGCCTACCTTTGCTCCAGCCGATTTTTAGCAGATCTCTAATCATTTGCATAGTTAAGTCTGTATTGTTTGCATCGATTGTATTATTTGCAGTAGAAAAACTTTTTAATCCACCACATTTTCCAACTACAGGAGAACCACCACTATTTACTCTTTGTACAGCTGTCTGAGAAGAAAGCAAAATTTTCTCTATGGACTTTTTATGTTCTACGGAAGCCATCTCGCCTTGATTAGCTAGAATGCCTCTGCCTGCCACATCTTTGGCCGGCTCTTGTGATCCAGAAACTCCGTATGTATTTTTAACTATTTGAAAATGATTGCTTAGAGTATTACCAACAAAATACTTGGCTGTTGCTTTAGCTCCACCTTCTGCGTGCGCATTAGCCGCGTCACCATCAGGCAACTCATCATAAAACCATTTATGTCCTACTGCCACGCTCGTGCTTCTATCTGCAGGTGCAGCCGTGCTTATTGCACTATAAAAAGGCGTAGATTGCCATCCTATTTGCTTTATAGTGTTTTCAAGCACTACACCCTTACTGCCAAAAGCCTCTTCAGCAGTTACTAATCCAGTTTTTATAGCCATTTTCTTTTACTCCTTAAAATAATCTCGCATATAAGGCCTGCTTCTCGCTATCGTTAGCCTCACCTTTATTAATCTTACCGATGAGCTCTTTTACGCTCACACCACCACCAGTCCCCCGTGCTATGTCAAATTCATCATCAACTTGCACTTGTGCCTTGCCATGGAAAAATTTTAGATAGACGTTTTCAATCCCTACCGGAGTCAGTAGTGCATCGCCAGTGCCAGGGTTTTTCTCATCCATCTCTAAAATTTTGTCTGTGACTTTTTGCATATCAAAGTCCGGATAACTCTTCCTAAAATCCGTCTCCATCTGCGAAAGTTGCGCGGCTTGGCGCATTCTTTGAAAATCCGCATACTCTTCTTTGTTGAGTTTTACTGAGTCATCAGGCTGCGGAGCAGCTGGTGCTTTAGTTTCTGCCTGCACCTGTGGTTTATCTGCGTTTTTTAAAGCAGTTTGGGCTTCTTGCGTCTGTGTTTCCTCTGCAGCCGCTAGCCCCTCCAAATCCTGGTCATAGATATCTGGCATTATTCATTACCTCCTAAATTTAAACCTTGCGACTCATTTGTCTTAGGAGCGCTATCAGTCTTATTCTTGTCCTCCTTCTTGGTCGCTTCTTTTAGTTTCTTATTCTCAGTTTCAAGCTTTTGAATTTTTTGTGACAAAGCTAAATTTTCGCCAGCTGCCACGCTTAAGCGCTCTTGCAAGCTTGCACACTCCTCTTTAAAGTGCTCACTTTCGCCCTTGATATCTAAAATTTCAGCCCTCAAGCGCTCACACTCATTTGTAGCTTTAGCTAGCTGTGGCGCGAGATTTTTTGTCCCAGATGCGACCTCTTTCATCTCGGCCTCGGCTGCCTCATTTTGTGGCATCTCTTCCCACTCTTGCTCACCTATAATGCTCACGGTGGCAAAGCCAGACTCATCTTTAGCCCTAACCACGACATCACCGATACTTCCGCCGCTAATCTGCCCTTCCTCTTCGCCTTTTTTATAGACGCTAAGTCCGTTTGTGGCCAAAGCGACGATAACACCAAGAACCTCGTATTTGTCCTTATATGCCATTTCTTCTCCTTTAAAATTTTTATTATTTTATTTGTCTGCATCCTAAAAAACGTAAAAATTTTTAAGTCATATCCTTTCAAATTCCGCCGTTTACTAAAGCTGTCATCTCCATATCTTCTTCACTAGGTTCATTTTTTATTTGTGCTTCTTCATCTTGAGTCACAGCCTCTGCTTGTGCCGCTTCTTGTGCCGCCATCATCTGTGCCATAGCCTGATCAACTTGTTCTATTGGCGCATTTTCACCAAGAATTAAAGTTAGTACTTCTTTTACGATTTCGCCTGTTATTTGTGGTGAACTTATTTGATTTTGTGCAAGTACCCCTAGCAAGCCATTTAACTGACTTATTTTTACTTCATTTGCTATCGTGGTGCCAAAATTTACAGAAACATCAAAATCCAATCGATTGGCTTTTCTTTCTGCTAAAGTACCGATCGCTTCTATAATGTTTTCATTTTCAGTTATCTTTATAAATTCATCATCACTTACAAAGCGGTAAAGTAATTCCACAAAGTGCCCAGCATAGCTTGATAGCATTGTTTCAAGTAATGTTTGCATCATGCTTTCTATTCTCATTGAGCTAGCTGCATTTACAGTTTGTAACGCACCCATTGCACGTCGGTCGCTTGGCCCAGTTTGACCAGTCATTACGCTATTTACGCCAGTGGCTATCTCATACTCTTTGCTTAGCATAGCGATCTCTTCGCTTAATTGATATGTTGGTGGCACCGGAAATGGCATTATCACGTCGCTCACTCTAGCGCCCATGTCCGTTTCCACCCTGATGACCTTTTTCCTCGCCATCACGTCGCTTACCGCCACCGCGCCCCTAGTTTTATCCACTACGAACGACGGATCTATTTGATTCTCGGTGATGTCGATTTTTTGATTGCGCTTGATGTTGTATTCTTCTTGGATTTCTTTGACGATTTCCGGCACGCACGAACCGTATACGGCGTTTTCCTTTTCGCGCATGCTCTCCTCGACGCTAGGCATTGAGTCTATACAGTAGCCGAAGTGAAACGGTAGAGTCGAAAATTTCGTCTCCCTTACCAGAAAATTATTAGCAAAGCTCTTTAGCTCCCATATCTGGCGGCCGTTTACGTAGATCTTTTTGTAGATATCTTTCATTTGCACTCTTTGGCTCCACTCTGTTTTAGAGCCTAAGATACGATCTTTGTCTTTACTTTTATAAAATTTAGTTTTGATTTTTTCTTCTACTTGGCGAACTGATTGACGCCATTTATAGCAGACATATTCTATGTCGTTGATATCACTTGCATGCTTATCAAATGCTAGATCGGTGATTGGAATAAAACGTGTGGCGATATCGCCTTGCTCTTTATCGTAGAACAAATTTACTATGCCAAGAGGTAGATATAACGCACTCATCACAGCCTTGCTTAAGCCAACTCGGTGCTCTTTTTTCTTCCATCTATTTTTTAGCACAGCAGTAAGTGCGTTTTGTAAGATTAGATCATTATCACTTCTACGCCCAACACGAGTGATCTCTATTGGGCAGCGATCACTCATAAAGCTTGTTTTAAAAATCGCATGAATGATAAAAATGGTGGTTTTTATTAGGGGGATGTATAGCTTCGAGCGGCTTCTCTCAGAGTTTTTTCGTTTTGAAGTGCGGTTATCTTCACCCTCATACCCTGCACGAAATGCCCGCTCACATTCTAGGAATCTCTTTTTATGTTGCTCAAGATCACTAAATGCTCGCTCAATTAAATTTAAATCCTCATTCATAGACTACTCCGTTTTTTTACGGGTAGTCTAATTTATGAGTTTCCTAAAAAACGTATAAAATTATTTAAGGATTAGTCTATATGCGCTATGACTAGCTCGCCATATATGTAGCATCAATAACATATGACAATCTACTATCTTTTGTTTGAAAAATATATGTTTGATACTTTCACACCCAGCTCTCTTCTTCTTCGTATTCCTCATAAATTTCATCGTAGCTCTCGTCAAAAAATCGCCCTGCAACGTACTGTAAAATATAAGCTTCTGCATCCATGATATCATCACTCTTGCTTTCCGTCTCCGGATCAAACCCTAGCAGCTGCGCCTCAAGCTCGTCTGTAGCGTTTAAACTTGCATTATGATAAATTTGTCTTGTGCGGTAGTAAGGCTCAAGATTTGAAATGCGTTTGTTTTTGGAGTTGCCACCATGGCTAAGCGGATCTATTGGCAAATTTATACCAGTTAGCTTTTGAATAGTATCGATCGTGTAAAAAAAGTCATTTTGCATGCCGGCCTTTTCTATGCCGATACGCATTGGGTAAAATGTGAGATAAATTTCGATTATTTTTAGGCTTCGCTCAAACGGAGTAAAATATCCGCTCGTAATGTCGATTATAAAAAGCCTATTTTGCCTATCAATCGCAAAGGTGACGTAGGCGGTCTGGTCTCTGCCTTTTCCACTTGATATATCGGACACGGTATAAATTTGGCACTCTTTTAACCAAATTTTCTCACCATTTTCTAGCTCTATTTTATTTGCTCGTCTGATTTTTAGCTCTTGCCTATTTACTCCATCAGTTACCGTTATCGTCGTAAATGGTTCATCCGTCCTATACTCAACACCCTTAAAATATCTAAAATACTCACGCTTAAAGATAGCCTTTTGCGGATCTATTGCAGCACACATATACTCTTGATAAAATTCATTTGCTAGTCCTTTTGAGACTAAGGTGCTTTGTATTTTTTTGATTTTATCCATCGAAAAGCGAGACGGCCATGAGCTTG